CGTCAAGGGTGGCATAGCTCATATTGCTGTTGTTGAAACAACATCAGGAGTAACAGTTACAGATGAGAATGGTAAGACCGTTACACTTCAATCTGGTGAAGGTATCTCTGCTGCTCCAGGTGGCATGTTATCTACTGAGCCTAGACCAGTTGATGTAAAAGAAATGACTTCTTCTTCTCTATTTACAGAGCAAGGATTGGCACCGCTCGCTAATGATGCGCTGATCAAAGGTGTTGCTGGCGCTCAAGAGACTGCAAAAGCCTTAGGTTTTTCTTTTACAAGTGAAATTAATGATGTTGTAGCAGGTAGAATTGATAGTGCTGCTGCATTGGTCAGGACAAGCGGTGTCGATATACCTGATATTGATACTGCTGCAGGTGGAGAAGCTGCAGGAAGTAATGCACCAGCGGGTAGTGGGGCAGGAGCCATCTCTGGTTCACAACAATTTAATCCTTTAATGAACCCTAATCTTGTTCCTCCAGTTAACTCCAAACCCAACCCATTTGAAGCTACACCCATTTAATTTAAGCTTGACTCAACTTAATTACACACATTTGCATAAGTAATATTACCAGACAGGCTTTTATCGCACAAATTGAATTAACAACAGCCAGCCCAGCAACCATTGCAGGCATAAGAAATGCATTGAGTGCTGCTCCTATTGGAGTGCCAGTGACCAGTCAATATTTTGTTGATGCCAACAGAACTGATGATTACACACAAGATGGCAACCTATTAACACCATACAAAACATTGAGTGCAGCATATGCAGCTGCAAAAATTGGAGCTACCAGACTCAATCCCAAGTACATCAACTTGCTCAGCAGCATCACAGAAAATTTAACCATGGACACAGGTTATGTGGGATTGCAAGGATTCACCAATTCCGGTGTAAGAGCTCCCTTGTATTTGAATGGCACCATCACCATTGCTCCTATTGCAGGCACAATCACTGACAATTTTTTTGGCATCACAAATTTGGCTATTCTCAAACCTGAAGTGACCAGTGGCAATTGCATTGATGTGCTAGGAGGTGCTGTACCCCTGAGAGTATTCCTGGAATCTGTTTGGCTTCAAAATGGAAGCACTGGTTCTTTTGGGGTAAACATTAATAACACTGGCACATCAAGTGTTGTTAATGGGCAACTGTGCCAATTCAGCCCTTTTGCCACTGGTGGCGGTATCAATGTGATAAATGGCATTTGCAACATGAACAATTGTGATTCCTCTGCAGGTAATGCTGCATGTGTGGCCATGTTCAATGTGCAGAGTGTAGGTGTGCTCAATTTTACAAACTGTACATTGGAAGGAACAGCTCAACAGATGATAAATTGCGTGGGAGGCACCTATGCAGTTAACAATCTGAGCATGACTCAGACCTTGATGACAAACAATCTGACCACTGGCCATGGCATCACACTGAGTGCAGGTACCATAGCCAACTTGGCTAATAGCGGTTTCAACATACTCACTGGCGCAGGCGCCAAAGCAATCAATGGTGTGCAATCTGCCAATCTTACCACACCGCCATTTTCTCTGGTGTTCTTCAGCAATGTAGCTTTTGCCAATGCCCCAGGCACCACACTGGTGAGAAACACCACTGTCACTACCAACAAGGCTGCTTATTCAGTCATGAGTTAATGAGCAAAAGTTAAGTTGCCACCTTCAAACAAAAGGTCATTTCCCCCATAAGTTATTTCATTATCATAACTAAAAGGAACTGCACCGCCACCATCATATCCTCCTGTGGCAGTGTCTGCTGAATGTTCATGCAATGCTCTTTCTTCTTCAAGCATCCTCTCATAAATGATCTTTTTTTGCAGTTGTCTGTTATTGCATGCAATCACAACAGGTTGCACAGGCCTCTTGTCATATTGCTGCAATGCATGCACATACATGTTCATATGTTATTATTTAGGCAATATATTTGCGAAGATTGTTGTTTCTGTTGGTCCAACCTTTGAGAAATTTCTTTAAACTAGCTTTATTGTAGGCCAAGTTCTCGTAAAAAGTTTGACGTTGATCAATAACTTTATTAGCCAATTTATATGAATCTGACCTCTGCACAGAAGCCAATGTTTTGGGTCCAATGATGCCATCTGGCTCTGTGCCTACTGCTCTTTGAAGAAATCTATTAGATTGCTTCTGGCCAGTGTTCACACAACAATCCAAATAAACACAATCTAGGGGCCATATAAACTGCTCGCAATTGAATCTAACCCAATACTCAGTGAAGTATATGTCAGTTGCTTCATCAATGGTTAATTCCTTCATGTTAACATCTGGATGGCTTCTTTTGTCTATGCCATAATTTGTTTCGCCTCCTGGATCATCTGGATCATTGGTATATCCACCTTCTGCATCCAGTACAAACTTTATGGATTTCTGAAAATCGTTCATCTGTCAAAAGAATGTTCGTTGAATGTTTTGGTGCTAGCATCTTCTGCAGCCTGCATGGTTGGGACATCTGAGTATTTGCTTTTGTGTTGTTCAGATGATGAAACAGGCGCGCAGCTGACTAGCACTGTACTCATTAGCACTAGGACTATCAATCTCATGCTATTATTTAACTAAATCTTTGGCTTTATCCCAAATGGAATCTGGCTCTTTGCCATCTTTGCGCCAACTGTTCAAAATAGCATAATATACCAGATGCTGCTGATCTATGATGTAAAGTTTGTTACCCTTCTTGTCTGTGAACTCTTCTATTCCTGAATTGATGTCTAGGTCCACACCTTTAAAGGATTTAAATCTAATTTTGTATGTCTTGATGAGAGTATTGTAGCGCAACAAACCAAATGGTGTTATAATACCCCTGCCATCATCAAGAAAGCCGATAAATCCAGAATTCTGTACATCATAACCAGTGGGTGTTGAGGCATCATAGGAGGCAATTTCATCCTTAACTTTATCAGGTGTTACTGTAGTGCAGCTACAGAGCAATAAACTACTCAGCGAGAGAATCGCGAATCTTTTTAACATTTTTCTCCTTTACTGCTTTTTCAATTTCGTTTTCGTGGTCAGTTTCCTTTTGTTGAAGCTGGCGGTCTTTCATTTCCTTAGTATTCTTTGCACCAAATACATTATTGATAGCACCAAATATTCCAGAAATGGCGCCTAATAATGCTTGTAAAATACCGCTTGGCATTAGTCTACGTACTCTTCAGTAGCTGTCTTACAGCCTTTAGCAATAGCGTTAAGTATATCGACTCCGAGCTTTGCATCACCATTGAGCTTAGTAAATTGTGTAGCGTAGATATCTTTAACAATAACTACATACTTAGCCCAGTGTGTCTTATCTTGAGGGAGATAATCAGTTAAAGCTTTTTGAAGTTGATCAGGTGTTGGTGTGGCGCCTGCTGTTAAACCTTCTACAATTACAGCTACATGATTAATCATCTTAGCTTTTTCAACTCTATCTTCAGGGTTAAGAGCCTGCTCAAGCACAACTGTACACGCTAGCGTTACAGCTGGCGCAATATAGGGAAGAGCATTTTCTACTGCCTCTCTAGATGTAGTACCACCGGTATCCGAGCCTCCGTTGCCACCGTTATTTGTGGCACATGCAGTAAATAAAAGTGAAATAGCGAGAATGGGTAAAATATTTTTCATACAAATACTTAGCTTAACCATTTATTATTTCTACTTGTTTAGATTCTTTTTCTTGCCGAGTTCGGCTAATAGATTGATCAATAAACGCTCTTACCGCAATAAATCCTTGTAGAATAAAATTAGAAAACATAATAACAGCAGCTACATTTGATATTTCGCTAAAGTTTTTATATCTACTAATATCTGTAATAAAGGCTGGTATCGCTGCTATAAAAAAATACAGCAATGCTCTAAACCAAGCACAATTTCTCATAAAATTATTTATTCGGCCATTCATTTTTTATGTTGATTTAAGGTATTTATATGTTATTATTAAAAATGAAAGGAGGAATTCAAAATGTCAATCGATTATACTAATAAAGATCTTCGGCCGAAGACGTTCTACGTTAAGATTGAGCGTTCCCGTAGCGGTCAGTTTACCGTTAAGCGCGCTCGCGTCCTCGAGCAGAAGAATCAGTATGCGACCACCATCCGTCGTGTGGACGCTCGTGATCTGACCCGCGCGATTCGTCGCAGCGGTCTCCAGGTCGCCTAATTCCTCCTCTGCAAGAGTTTTGCAGAAAAATTAATACCGAGAGAAATCTCGGTATTTTTTTTGTCTATGGGACTATATAATATATGGCAGCTTCAAAAACCAATCCGCAAGCAGGTGGGAGAACACCTGGGTCTAGAACTTCTATTATTAGAAAGAGAATGTTAGATGGTAAAGAAGTTAAGCCAGTTTGGTATTGTGGCAAATGGGAAGGATATGGCTCTTATATGTCAGGCCATGTTGATGGTGTTACTGTATGTGATAAAAACGGAAAACCTTTTGGATTTAGACAAATTGGCAAATTAGAGCCTTGATAATAAAAAAAATTCCTTTATAAATATGTATCGCGGGGTAGAGAAATCTGGTTAACTCGCAACGCTCATAACGTTGAGATTGTCGGTTCAAATCCGACCCCCGCTAGTTATTTGACATGGGGCTGTAATGGTATCGATTGAACAGTGGAGTTCATGAGAGCAAGTACCGGGGCATGCCGGTTTACCAATAGCAATCATATTAAATGCCGAAGATAACTTCGACATGGCTATGAGTCTCGAAGAAGCTGATGCAATTCTTGCAGCAGCAGGCTTTGTAGATGCAGAAGCCGAACTCGAGCTAGTTTAAGCTCGATCGTTCTACTGTAGATTAAAGTTTGTAAAGTAGAGCGTGTTACTAACTTTCGTGTAGTTTGGGTTCTAACAATTAATAAATTACATGTACAAAATTGTTATGAGTAAGGGCTTTTTGTTTGGTTTAATCCTTATGAAATCTTAACTGAAATAAACTTGTAGTGCTTATGAATGAATCTATTCAAGACGAGAGTTCAATTCTCTCCAGCTCCAGGCTCTTAACCTATTAAAAATAAATTTTTAAGACTAGGGTTCATATACAACGCTGCAGTTGCTACGTTTGATACAGGGTGTATAAAATAATCGCATTTGCTAAGAGCAACCCCCTCTAAGTAATGGTTAATAGTGTCTTTTACATTTAAAACACTTCCATTGCGGTGCGATTCTAAATCATAAGCTGTCGCTGTCCTTGTAGTGTTTTTATTATAAATGATATTATATTTATCTTTAAAATAATTTAAATCTTCATTATTATCAATAGCACAAACAACAACAAATTCTTTTAAGTTGAAACTATTAATAGCATCTATATATTGTTCTTTTGTAGGGGAAACACGGTTGGGTTGTTCTGTAGATAGATGATTGTTACGTATTAAAATACCTATTTTGGGTACATCTTTGTACATTTGAAATTGTTTTTGATATATTTCCTCAAATGTACTGTCAACAAGATCAGTATGTTTTATAAATTTTTTATAAGCTTTGTAATATGTATCTCTCCATTTTTGATCAACACATGTATATTTGTCAGCTGCAAAATGTGCTGTAAAACTGACATCAATATATGCATCAACTATTTTTGTTTCTCGTGATGGAATATTGTTATTATACTCTACGAATAACGGTCTAAAGTTATCGTCATTATTATAGCAAAATGCACTTACATCATGCATATTCCATTCTACTTGATTAATAATGTCATAATATTGTACTAATCCCTGTATGGTTTGATTGAATTGGGAAAAAAAACCTCCAAAACAATTATGTGGTCTAAATATTATTTTCATAAGTTAATATATTTAACGTATTTCAAGAAATTGCTACTTGCTTTTTCATACAATGCGTGTATATGACCATCTGTAAAAGGACAGTTATTAGTATAATAATAATCAACTTGATGCCCGTTTTGCCTGAATAAAATTGCTATTGTTTGAAGATATTTCTCTATACCCCCAGACACGAGACCGCAAAACTTGACAAATGCTATTCTCATTGGTATACCTCTTTAAAAAGCTCTATATCCGCTTTTATTTTATCTAATGTTTGCTCTTCTTGATAATTACACTCTAATGCAATCCATTTGTTATAGTGAAATTTTTTAATCGTAGCGGCAATCTCCCTATTATTAATTGTTGCTATTGTCTTTAGCCCTGGTGCACTAATGTGTATGTGCTCAATTAAATCAAACCCTTTGTCAAAAATAGCCGCTACACTTTCATTGTTTATTATAGTGGTACTAATATCTAAATTTATTTTAAAATTAGCGTGATTAACTTTCTTTACAAAATCTAGTGCATCATAGGTATTAACCATAAAATTACAACCATATTGCCTAGGGTTTGGTTCAAAACAAACTATACAATTGTATTTTTTTGCAATATCGGACATTTCTTTAAAAATTGCTACTGCATTATTATAATTAAAATTTGCTGTATTTTTAATAAATCTATTTTTAGGAGAACCAAATACTAATATACCAACACCTAGTTTATTTGCTAAACTAAAGCACTTATCTAGCTTTTTAAAAATAATTGCTTTTTCCTTATTACCGTCAAATATAGAAACCGGCGGGCAAGAAAAAAGCAAAGATTGCATGCCAATAATTTTTAATTTTGCCTCTGTAACTTCTTTTATTACTTTTTTGACATCAATAGAATTAATTTCACCAATAAGTGTTGGTGCTATATCAAGCCCGCAAATATTTAAGTCGCGCAAGTAATCATATATTTGAGCGTTACATTCCGTCTTCCACCCAATATTACTTACCGATAGATTCGTATTCATGTTTAAACTCCTTTAAATCATTTAAAATCTGTTCTTTTGTATAAAAATATTTCCTTCCTGGTAAATGCTTTGTTTGCATATCATATTCAAAATTTGTTTTAATATTATTATTCAGGGTAATATTAAATACGTCCTTATAGATGTCGTCAACCAATAAAGGCTCTGTTGCAAGATTAACAATACGTAAATTACTTTTTAAAAAATAATTTAAATCTGAACCTAAGCGCTTCACATTATAAATTTGAACTTTTGCTGTCTTGTTCACTTTGTGTAGCTCATGCTTGTTGAGCCCATCATAAATTACATTTTTTTTGAAGCCGTGGCCATACATTATAGGTAATCTTACAATAAGATAGTTTGGGAATAATGTTTTTACTTGCTCTTCTAGCAAGTATCTATTTCGACCATAGCGGTTTGCATTATCACGAGAACCAGGTACATCTTCATTTACATTACTTGGAGGTTGGTATACATCGATCGTAGATATTAACACAAACATATTAGCTTTTATAGTTTTAATATTTTCAATAAACAAAAGTATATTTGCATAGTCTTTTTCAGGATCTTGATTCACAAGCCATCTAGAAGAGGAATTTCCGCATGATACAACCAAGTCAAATTCCTTGAATTTAATATTATCAATATTTTTTGAATTATAAAAGTCAGTAAATTTTAACTGTTTATCAAGAGCCTGGCCTATAAACCCTGTATGACCAATTAAAGCATTATTACTCACCACACAACCTCTTTGCAAATATAGCTGCTATGTATGGGGCGGAAATTAATTTACCCTCACGAACCGTGAAGAAGTCTATCTTATAGTGTTGCTTTATTATTCTTGTAGCTCTAGAATCACCCCGTGCACTAGAAGGTATAGGTCTATTAGCATATAGTGAATATTTGTATTTTAAATTATTAAAAAAAGGATAATACTGTAATCCGTGTTTTAACATTTGCTTCCAATTACTTTTATATTTTTTACTCCTTGTAAAAATTGTACCTGTAGTTCTTCTGACAACAGAATTTTTTACATCATAAACAAGATAATGACGATCATGTCCTGCATGAGGTAGTATAGAGATATACGGGCCATCCATAACAGTAAGAGCAGGTATCTCGACATTTGATTTGACAACAGCAACTTCAGTCTCTTCAAAAATATACTTTGTTAATCTGTCTTTAATATGAAAGAGCTTAAGAATATTATTAGCGTTTGTATATGTACAGTTAATAATTTTATCTACACTAAGTAATTTCTTATCATTTTCGCTGTTAAGTAGTAGCATACCGTTAACCCACTTTACGTTTTCAATTTTAAAGTTTAATAGCAGTGCAATATTACGATCGTAAAGTTCTTTTATAATTTTTTTTCTAAATTTATTAATATCTATGCAGGCCTCTCTAACTTTAAAAGAGTCATCTATTTTTGCTCTATTTAAAAACATTTCTTTTGGCCAAGAGCTCCTACACTCAAGTTTTTCAGCTTTCATAATAGATTTAAATTTTCTTGAGGACGTCTTTGACTTTTTGCAGATTACATAAAAAAAATCTGGAAATACTAAGCAATCTTTATAATTTTTTGTAAAATACTCATAACCTAATTTACACTCTTGTATAGTATCTCTTGACCTAGGATAATGATAGCCGAGGTGAATTCTGTTGTGGTTATTTTTTGATGTTTCCCAGAGAATTTCTTTATTCGCGTCAACTATTGTAACATTATATTTTTTAGACAATTCAAGCGCAATAGTAATACCGTGTATACCTGCGCCTATGATGAGAACGTTTTTTTTTAAGGGCAACATATTCAAAGTATTTTTTTAAAAAAATCTGTTAATGGATCAAGTGACGGTTCTCTACCCTCAAAAAGATAATTGTTTTTCATAGCTTTATATGCTCCTTCATTTGTATCTAGCTCAATGATTTTCTCAATATATTCATCAATATTTTTAAAATTGTAGAAATTTAAAAAAGAGTTTGGGTTAAAGTCTTTTTCACATTCATTATCAGCCCAGTATAATGGCAGACAGCCTGCAGCTTTTGCATGTAATATTCTATTTGTATAATAACCAGGGTGAATTCGATTTTCAAAACAAAGTTCAAATTTATAATCCGATGTTGTTTTGAGCTTTACATCTTCACCATAAAACCAGTTACTAAAAGGCTTACCATAACAGTCTACTTTTTTATATTTGCTTAGCTTATCAACTATTTCAAATCTATGCGGTGAATCTGTGTTAAAGACAAATGTGCAGAATTTTTCCTTTGGCTTGTGCATCAATAAATTATCTTTCATTGCGCGTAGGGGTACTACAAAGCGAGGATTTCCATAATTTTTCTTATTAAACCAATCAATATTGATAAACCATAGCGGTAAACGAAAATTTCTATCATTATAACTATCAAAATCAAACGTTAGAGAGTAATCACATTCGCTAAAATTGGGACGTAAATTTTCGCCTGTGTAGTAGATTTTTTTTGTTTTAGACCGGTTTATATAATGATGTTGTTGTCCGAAACAGGAATATATTAATACGTCTGGTTGATTATCAAAAGATACCACCTCTATTTCAGTAAAAGTAGATAGTAGATCAGAAAAAAAATTATTTTTTGAATCAAATTGATCCCAAAAATCAGCAAAGGCTATCTTCATTGTGGTAATGGCAAGTTCTTGTTTAAATATATTACATTGCCGCTTTTTGATTGTTGATCCAACTCTTCTGACTTACATTCAAAACTGTTATCGAGTAAAAATTCCTTAAACTGTGGATACAAAATATTTCCCTCATATTGTTCAGATAAATTGACTTCCGAAAATAATACTCTAGTAGACTTTAATGTAATTGGTGCCGCCATTAGCACTACAGGCTCATAGCCCTGTAGGTCCAGCTCCAAACAGTCAATATATGCAATATTTTTTTTCTTAACAAAATCATCTAGATTTAAAGTTTTTGCTGTAATAACTTCTTTAAACGTTAGATCAGGATGACTGTGTAGTAGATCTTTTGGTTTCAAGAGCGAGGATGCACCCCAGGGTTCTCCAAATCTATCGCTTACATAGAAATCAAGAATCTCATCAGACTTAGCACCGAGTGCATTTCCATAGAGTTCGACATTATGTCGCTGAAAAAGCTGTAAGTTGTTATTTGTAATATGGTATTGTCTGGCGTTAGGCTCGAAAGCATAAATTTTACCTTGTGGATATAAACCGCTATACTCGATTAAATCCTCACCATTACCCGTACCAGCTTCAATAATAGTTGGAGTTTGTCTTGTAATGTATGGGGCTATATTCATGCTTATATTTTAATGTCGAGCTGCTAGTAAGCCACAGTCACATGTGGTTGAACACTCGATAAAAACCGTTGTCTTAATATAGGATTATTACTCTGTGTTGTTTGCTCTAGACCTTTAAGAAGGTAATAAGACTTTAAGCCTAAATCTGTAACAACATCATTTAACTTATGATCATAGCCTTTTAACGGGCTAACTAGCTTAGGTATAATTTTTTCTGCACATTCTTTGGTATAAAGAATTGCGTGACCACATCTTGTTGTGTAATTTGGTTCCCAGTGCATTATTTCATCTTTCAGTGCACCGGGTACACCAATATTACAGCAATCACCCAGCATCAAGAGATCCCCTTTATTGGAGATAAACGTATTCAGAATGAGAGGAAAATCATTTACAAATTCATCTGTCAAGACAACATCATCTTCAAACACAATAAAATAAGAGTAATTATTTTCTACGCCTTGCTCTAAGGCAGATTTAAATTTTAAAAACAAAGAATATTCGTTTTTATTTATTCGTTTTTCTACCGGGTCAATTGTAAGTGTTTCAGGCGGAAAAGTCTCAACCCATACAGGGTTGATAAAGTATTTTCCTAACTGGTTAAGCATATACGCTTTTCTCTCTGTAAGTTTGTTGTGATGTACAACAAATACAGGTATGGTAATATTACCCGCCGACATATTCTAGCCATTCTCTAAATAACCAATTAGACCCATCAGAGAAATCCCCACCAGTAAAATGTCTCAACCGTACCTTATCTTTTGTAGTTGAAATTATATCGTACATATTCTTTTTACCGTTCTCACTAGTTTCTTCTAAGAGTTGTGTCACATTCCATTCAACAGGTAGAATTTCTATATTTTCAATAAGTTCTGAGAGCTCGAAGAATGTATGCTCGTTTTTATTACTATGAAAACCATAATTAGGCAATTCAGTAAATGGTACCCAACTATGCGCTTTAATACCAGCCGCATGATAAAAAGCGTCTTGATCATGATCACACATAGGTGCATGTGTATTAAAGTTTTCTCTATATACATTAAAATTGCGAAGCCTGTCAAACCGCTCTTGATCGAGAATTACTCTTATTAATTTTTTTGTAAAGTCATTAACTTTGAGTGAAAATACTCCCGTATTGTGTGAGTTACCCGAGTCGATCGCATATGTAAAGCTTTTATTTGTTTGTAAAGGTTGATCGAGCTTTGCAACGAACACATCACAGTCTATATATGAGATTATATCCCCATCATTTACAATACCTTGATCAATAGCAAGCTTACATAGCCACCATCTTGCAAAGCGCTTATCATCTCGCGGATTAAAGGGATGGACTATAACAGGTGGCAGTGCTAGCCTATCTGGCGTCGCTTCAATTAATTTAAACCCATGCATATCACAATATTTTTTTATTCTCGGAGAATTATACTTTAAGTATAACTCCTGTCTTGTACCAGGGTAATTAGGAATAGTAATAAAAAACTTTTTCATTGCATTATTATATTGTAGTGTTAACTGTTTTCAAGGAGTTCATTTATTTGCCTAATATAGTACTGCAGGTCGCTTAATATAGTAGCTCGCTGCATTAATAATTCATATTTTTCGTCAATTAAATCACGACTTAATTGCCCCCAGTCGTCCAAAAACAGTATTGGTTCGCTTTTAAAATAGTGTAGCGGAATACTTTTTAAACATATGGGTATTGTTTTAAGATACATACTTTCCCATATTCTATGACAATCAACACTATTGCCTGGCGGTGATATAATGTATTTGTATGTACTGACTTTTCTTAAATAACTTTCATAGTCATGCTTAACAAAATCAAAATCTATAAACGGTAATTGACGTAGTTTTTTCATTGCATTGTATCTTTGTTCGGGATTTGTATTTGGATCAAAGTTACAATAAACTAAATTTGTCTTTTGATTATTTTCGTTAATAATCTTTACCATTGTTTGCTTATTACCGTGTGGCCAAACCTCGTTCGCCATACCTATTGGCATGGCTTGTAATTTAGGATGCAACGAGTGCACATTCATTCCAAACCATTTTATTAAAAAGGGATTTTCTAAAATATTAGTATTACCAGGAATTGAAAAATCTGAATCATGTGTTAAAAGTATAAATTTATAATTAATTTTTGGCAAAATTGCGGTTGCAAACTCATTTATATAATCGGTTTTTATGAAAAAAATATTATTTTTTGGTGAAAGGTCAATCTTTACACCGTGTCTTGAAATAAAGTTTTTTGCTAATTCTAACACCCTGTCTGGTGTTATAATGAATTTATCATTCATAAAAAGGCCGGGATAGCTTTTTTATTTTGTAAATGCAAATTAAAAAGCGGTAATTTACCGTGTTCGTAGATAATAAACGGCTTATCTTTGAACACCACTTCAATTGTCTTTTGTTCAAGATGTTGACCCGCGTAGTGCAGTGGATTAATATAGCCTCTTTCATGTCCGTTGTTTGTACCGCCAAGATACTGACCGTATGAAGTAGGGTCAAATAACATATTGAGCTTGTCTACATTTTCTCCTTGATCACCAAAAGGTAGACACGGAAGCATTTTATAGTTTTTATTATATTGATATATAAGATATAGAAAATTCATATCAGTAATGTACTGATAGGGTATATTAAGTATTTTTCTTATTTCTTCCTCGCCTTTGCGTAATAGTTTAAAATGTAGATTTAATAGGTTTTGTGCTGAGTCTCTATCTCTAAGAAAAATTATTGCTGGGGCTGAATCAAGAATTTTTTCATTACTAAAACCAAATTCACCCGATTCAAACACCTTTAAAAAAGGCGTAATATCATTAGAAAAGATTAGATTATCTGCCTCGACATGAAATGTATTCTTTAGACCGTATTCATACACAAAGATGCAATAATATATTACACGTAAGAAAGCATGATATAAAAAAACATCTTGTCTGTAGCGAGACCATTTTTCATCAAACATTTTTATAAACTGTCTATACAAAGGTGAGGCGTGAAGACTTTCTATAGTCACTATTTCTACATCGTTAAATAAAGCTTTAGCCGCGCTATATTGAGATTTAGTTGTTAAAAAAAATGCTCTATTAAAATTTTTTTTATTAAAATTTAATGTTTTGATATAATATTCGGGGATTGTATTATATGTAAAAGGGTATTCACCTTCACCGATCGTGAATGCACTATCAATAAAAACATATACAATATTATCTAGCATTATGCGAGCCCTCTATGATGAAAAAATATTTGAGGATACAGATATTTTTCACTCTTTACATAATTACCCCATTCAGATGGTTCTCTAGCTAGGGTTAAGTTATACTTAATAGCCAGCAGCGAAAGAATAGATTGATCGTGTCTGTGATCGCGAAAACCCGGAAAGTTATCCCCGTATTTGTTCGCTATATCTGTAATAACATGTTCATCTTGACAATAATTTAAATATTCTTCAAAAAACGATACTGCAAAATTATTTTTTTTAACTAAGATATATGACGCATCAATTTGATTGCCGTGGGTGTATTTTTCATCAAGACAATCCATTAGTTTGAAACAATCATATTTTGTAAACATGTAGTTTTGCCAAATACCGCCTTTTACCTCCTTATCGTTATGTGTACCATCTCTATTTTCAAAAAGTAATACACCTGACTGCTCTTTATCTACCAAATCAAACAATGGCTGTGGATTATCAATAACAGTATTACCACTATCAACATAAAATACGTAATCACCATCCTTAACCAAATTGAGTGCATCTCTAATAATATAACCCTTCCATAACCAATACCCGCCGCCACGCTCTTGCGTTAAGATATGTTTATTTTTTTCATAAAACTCTTTGCCTATCATACCAGGGTGATATGAAATATGACCATTAAAATATTGTTTTGCAGAATTAACTAATTGTTGCTGCGATCTGTAATAATAAGGTTTATTGGCGTAGCTTATAATAATTTTCACACTATTTTATTGTATAAAGAGTCAACTAGAATTCAATAGTTAATTAAAGCTTTTGTAATTTTGTTTAAACCATTCGTCATTGAAATACTGTTGCTCTAGCTCAAGCTCGTTCTTGTGAGGTGTACAGTAGTTTACACCCGGTCGTCTTAGTAGCACTGTAAACAAATAGTTATGCCACATATCTACATCAAACTTAGAAGGCTTCCAATATAGTGAAAAATTATGATCTCTTTCTGCAGAATCTTGATGAGAGTCGTCACCGTGTATAATATGAAACGTTGGGGCGGGCCATTTATTGCATAGTGTAGAGTTACCATGACGCATGCATAATGTTGCGTAGTGCACATCCCAACACGGATGACCTAGGATATAAGGAGAAAATTTATCTTTGTTTTGCTGCCACCATTTACTTCGAATACAAAAAGTATCAAAGCCGGCCACTTGAAAGTGTTCGTTATAAATTGAATCCGAGAGTGTATTTATATTTTTTATTGCAAGTCTTGAAGCAGGGTAACAATCGTAATCGGTAGACAAAATAAATTTTATGTATCTATCGGAAATAATAATATCGTCATTAGTAAAAATAAAATAATCATAATTATCTAGTTCAGATAATTTTGTGAAAAGCTCATTCATTATAGGTAAGGTTTTTTTCGAAGGACGTTTAATATAATTTTTACTACTATCCTTCAAAACTCTGAGTGTAGGTATATCTGCATGATATCTTCCTTTTATTTGTTCATCTACAAACTGTACATTATAAAGATCTATATTAGGATATTTTTGTCTAATCTTTAGAAAAGATTCTATAGCCAGCTCAGTTCTCTTGTTCTCACCGAACAAATTAACCGCAAAAGCAATCTTTTTATCTGACGATGTAGTAGCTGACATTTTTTAATGAGCTTAATGATGCCCCTCCACTATAGCTGACAGCTGAAGATAGATCTTGCTTAATCTCTTCTAATTTGTCAAGATATGTAATATTGTTTTCTCTTATTTTTCTCAAAGTTCCCTCAATATGTGTTTTATGTTGTTTATTATGTTCAGATGCAGACCCAAAATATAGTTTATACTTTACACCGTCCTCATCAGTTACAACTTCAGAAGGACTATCACAGCATTCTGCAAATAGTGAACCGCACATTACCATATCAGCTCCAGCAACTATAGCTTTTGCAATATCACCATTCGATTTAATCCCGCCATCGGCTATAATAGGCACATCAACATTACAAGCCTCTTTAATAGCCCTAACACAGGTAAACATGGGTATCGTAAAGCCTGTCTTGTCTTTTGTTGTGCAAGCATTGCCCTGTCCAATACCAACTTTGACTGCATCTGCACCGGCGTTTACTAGATCAGTCACTCCTTCTGAGGTCGCAACATTACCTGCAATTAAAAATGTACCGGGTAAATTATCCTTAATGTATTTTATCATATCTATAGCTACCAATGAATGCCCGTGCGCGATATCCAAGGTTATATATTCCGGGGTAAAAATAGTTTTTAAACTTGATACTAATTCTCTATCCTCTTTCTTCACACCTACACTCATTGAAATGTACGCTAGGTCTTTTCTATTACCTTCCACAGAAGCCCAATTTACAAGAGCTGTATTAGTATTATCAAATCTGTGCATCACATAAAAATAACCACTATTAGATAGTTTTTTTGCTAACTCCCAGTCAATAGTACATTTCATATTTGCAGGTATTACTGGAAGCTTAAAACGACGTTTTCCTAGAAGAACACTAGTATCCGCATCACGACGCGTTGTTAAAACCCCGCGCTTAGGTGCAAGAGCAACGTCTGAATATCTGTATGCGTGTTTACTATTTTGCATATTTTTTGTAAATAGTTTTCATTATTTTTTTTACGTCTTCGGAGGATGTATCCGGTACCCTGTTTTCCCAGGCTGGTGCATAACCATGTTTATTAACAAAAAGTTGCGCACCCTTTTTAATATTTTCCATCCAATCCTGCCGTGGACGAATTGCACTACTAGCTTCCGAGCATTCTATTTCATCTAAATAATCAGTGCTGTTTGCTATATCAGGAAAATTCCAATACGGGGTACAATAGCCTGCTTTAGCAATACGATAATCGTGATCAACATGTTCAAATGCATTTGTATAATTTTCATCAATTAACCCTACTTTTTCGAGAACTTCTTTTGTATAATAACAGAAAGCACCTACGCTATGTGTGTTAATAGCAATTTTTATTCCGGGATATTCAACAACAAATTTAGGTACCGGTCTACCTCCTGATATACCGTCTTTATTGGCCGGCCCGTGGTAACCAAAGTTAAAGTGCTGGATACCGGTGATGTTTCTCGCTCTTATATATTCATTAAAGACTTCTTGTTTTTTTACTATAATATCGTCTTCAATAGTAAAGATGTCTGTACAGCCTTTATTAAGTAAATGTTTAAAAATCTTATTTTTAGATTTACCTACCCCTACATTTTGTTTATTATGAATATAGGTAAACTCTCTTTCTTTAGTTAATTTTTCCCAATCTTCAAAATTAGACCCGTCGTTAACTACAACAAGCTCAACGTCTTTAGGTATAGATCTAAAACATTTAAGAAAGAAACTAGGCCTATTACATGTAACAATTCCAGCGCCAATCACTTAATTATTATAGTAATAATATACGTATTGCAACTGGTGGGTCAGTAATAAATAACAAATATGGCGCTAGAAAACACTGTTAATATTAAGGATTTAACCAAAATTGACGAAATTAATCCAGGTGATTTACTAGTAGTAGAAACAACTAACGGTACAACTGCTTTAGATTTTCAAAATTTTGTGGTGGGACCCGACAATGTTAGCTGGTATACAGCTTTTGAAACTGTTAGTACAAATTTATTTGGACTAAGCGCTAGAGTATCTACACTTAGTGCTGATATGGTTAGTAAACCTTCAGGCTTCACAACAGTAGTCTCATATAGCAACGGAAGTGGACCGGGCTTAATACCTGGTAATGTAAGAAATGTTAGAGTCACAGTAGTCGGTGGAGGCGGTGGTGGTGGTAGTGCAACATCAACCGCAGGCTCTGCTGGCGGTGGCGGCGGTTCAGGAAGCGTTGTTGTAAAGTACTTTACAAATATTTCAAGTTATAGCTTTACCTACGCTGTAGGTGCCGGTGGTGCAGCAGGTGCCGCGGGGTCAAATTCATCTTTTGTATTGGGCGGAACTACCGTACAAGCAATTGGCGGTTCAGCAGGCTCTGCGGGTAGTGCTAGCGCTAGTACAATAGTTGCTGGAGGGGCCGGCGGCACAGCTGGTACCGGTGGTGATTATACACTTGTAGGTTCCGCTGGTAGTAATGGTATTGGCGGGGCAGCGGTCGCCTCATCTACAGGTGGTAATGGTGCCCCTGGTTATTTGGGCCTAGGCGCTGGCCGTGGCGGTGTTGGTAGTGGTGGTGCAGGTACAGCTGGTGCAAACGGAACGGGAGCCGGTGGCGGTGGTGGAAACGGTGCGTCTGGTGCAGGTGGTTCAGGTGGAAACGGATTTATACTTATCGAATATTAATACTGAAACGTATTAGTGTCCTCAGGCTGTTCTTCTTTGTGGAAAGGTAATGCTTTATTAATCTTATGAAGAATATGCTTATCTTTCAACCCTAGCCCCTTTAATCTAGCGTATTCTTTTCTAAAAGCATTTTTAAACTCTAAGGATAGATTAAAATTACGCGGGTAAAAAAGTCTTGAAACAGTGCGAATCGGTCTATAGCTTTCTATTATTTTCTTAGCTTTATTATCGAAATTCACCTATTATTTATTACAAAATACCTTTTTCTTTATTTAAAAACTCTTTTTGGTCACGCAGCAAACGTTCCATTTTATTAATCTCATCCATATTAACAAGGCTTTGCTCTTCACCGTACATATCTCCTTCTGGAGTAACATACATTGATATCTGTTCCAATCGTTCTTCTGTACTACCTGTTAATTCAATTAATGCTGGGCTATCGTTAGGTGGAAGGAAGGGAGATACACCGGTTGTTTGTATTTGCTTACTAATCGCTTTAAACAAGTTGTCTGTCTCTATAATATATTGAGAATCAGTCTCTCTTACTTTATTGTTTTCTATCGGGCCCATTAAATCTCTTGTTGTTAGAAAGATTATATCTAACGATTTCATACCTTCTTGTACTAGACCTATTGACTTGTTGATATAGTCTTCTGTAAATCCTTTCTTTCTCTTGTCAAAAGCCCACATAGAATAAACAATATTGTCGAGAGGACACCTATCATATACTACTTTATCATGTGGCGTATATGGTTTTTGTTGAGCAACCATAAACTCTAAAATTGATCGCTGTATTTTTTTGTCAGTATTTTTGCTATGTTTATTCTCTGGTATTAGCTGTCTATAGCTTGTTACTGGTGTCTTGTATTTCGGCCACCTCTGTAAAAAAGCATTTAATGTTGTGGTCTTGCCTGTACAAGCGGCACCGCTAAAAGCAATTCGCATATCTATATAATATTAGCTTATCTGACTTTATCAAGGGCCAAAGATTGACTTGAATATATCGTCAAATGTCATCGGAGGGTTATTAAACTTATCTGGTTTTGTATATTCTGAGGCGCTCATACCTTCTCTTCCAAGCGGATTTTTTTCTGTGGCTCCTTGAGGTATATTCTGCGTTACAATTCGTCCCGTCCTAAGACTTTGCTCTTTATCTTTTGCTCCAATTTCTGGTGCACCTTCAAGCTCATTAAATTTAGATTCTTTATCATACGGGACAACTGATGTAGCATTTACCTCTTCAGGCGAAGAGCCGTCAGGGTTCATTATTTGCTGACCTGGACGAATTACGTTTTTAATTTCTTCCCATTTTTTGGTTTGACTATTATAACGTGCAGGTGTTGCAAAAGAACCTAGTGCTGCAGCCTGTGCCGGTGTTAATACTTTACCACCATATGTGTATACTGTAGGTTCGGGTGCTTGTAACGGTACTAAACCAATATCTTTTAATGATTGTTTTGTGGTTTTAATTTTCTTACCATCTGAGGTTGTAAAATCTACAACCTCCTCAGGACTTGCACCCGCTGTACCTAATGCTGTGGAGCCGCCTGCTTCCGGTTTAAAAAGTTGATCCGCTTTTTGTTTTAACGGGTTCAAAATATTGGCAGCTAACCTTGCTGCAGCTTGCTTATACATCCATGCTTTTGCTGCAGCCCCTGTCGCTAAACGAGCAGCAACCTTAGTACCAGTACTAAATTTTTTCCCTGCATCCGCTACATCTCCTGCGGCCTCAGCACCTTTTTCTGCTGTTTTTGTAGCCACAGCCGCTTCCTTTTCAGCCGTTTTTGCAATTGTGGTTACCTCTTTTTCCCCAGTTTTGGCGCCTATTTCACCTAAATCTTCTAACCCCTTAAGCGCTTTTGTTGCTGTAGTTGGTGTAGGTGCTTCTGGAAACTTAATACTAGGGTGAGCCGCCTTAATTGCGTCAATAACTTTTTCTTTAGTAGTTCCATTTTTTATTGCTATAGAATCTAATGACTGACCAATTAATTTATCATCAGATTTTGCAACTATATATTTTAAGGTATTTTCAATACCATAATCAGCGTTTCCCTCTTGACTTCTATAGAGCTTTTGATCATCAACTAATTTTTTAAATATAGGGTCGTTATCTATTTCTTTAGCAAGCTTTGTTGTTTCATCAGCAGCTTTTTTTGCAAACCCTCCATCTATTTTTGCTTTATCCTCAGCCGATAATGCTTTATAGTCCTTATAGTCCATACCTTTAGGGCTAGGTGTACCGGCTTTTAACTCTACACCTGTACTTTTACCGATTGACTTCTCTAATGCAGCTAATTCATCTGATGTTGCTCCTAGTTCTTTTGTTACTTTTGTCGCGGCTTCTACTGCAGCAGGTGATCTAGAGACCAACTTACTAATCTCTTCAGCAGCTTTAATAACTTTATCGGGATGTTTTTCTGCGCTTTTTATCAAAAATTTTATACCACCCCTTGCTGCAGCAACACCGACTTCGGAACCAGCACTAGCTACAGCGCCTGGAATAGCACCTATACCAGCACCACCAACAGCGCCTGCAGCTGTTGCACCGACTGATACAAACAACGGTATGTTAGGTATACAATTAACGAGGTTTAACAAATATAACGCAAAATTTAATGTAGAGGGGTTGCTTCGATAATGTAATAATGCTTCTGCAGTATCATCCCACGAAGATATCCCTGTAGGGTCAAGCAATTCCCATGCTGTAGCCGCAACCTTACCCGGGATAGATTCAGCATCACCCATAACACCCTTGACAAAAGAACCAGCATTTTTTTTAAACTCAACAGTTTTTTTGGCCCCGGTCTCCAACGCATTACCAACAGCATGCTTTAAATCATCGTACATACCTTCAGCGACTAGAGCATCGGTAAGTTGAATAAATTGTTTAAAAGTTTTCATTTAACCTCTATATTCAAAATGATATGGATCACCAGCTATAGCAGCAAAGTGCCAGCCAAATTTTGGTCCATTCTTTTGAAACCAATTATATGCAGCTGTTCCCGGTTGTATATCTACAGCATTTCCAAGGCCGTGTTTTGATTTTCCTGATTTACCAACTACTTTATGCCCCTCACGTGAAAGCCCGCCTTGGTGCTCTAAATTTCTATAAGCACTGTTTATTGGTATTTGCTCACCAAACGTTCTTTGGGCCATTAAAAATGCATCCGCGGCTTTCGGGCTTAAATAAGCGGTATTACCATACCATTGTCTAGCCCCTGAAGGACCTGCATCGTACTTACCGACAGGCTTTAATTCCTGTTGTGTTAATTGCCCGTTTTTATTTGCAGCTGCAGTTTGCTGCGGTTGGGTTGGTGCAGTTATTTGTGTTGGCACACTTGTTGTTGCAACGTTTTGCTGTGTTACAGCGGGAGCAACCCGTTGTGGTGCAGCTTGCTGTGTTGGTACAGCGCGCATCGGAGCATTGGTTTGCAAAGGATATGTTTGTTGTTGTGTAGCTTGTTTTTGAGGCAATCTAGGTTGTCTTGCAGTTGCACCAGAAACATCAAACCGCGCCTCAGCTATAAACTCCTTAAAAGTCATTATCAATTATTTATAGATAAATAACGTACAAAACCTTATATTAATAAAGGCTTGATAAGCAAGTTTTTAAGTTATACTTTTAAAGCTTTGTCCCAAATAACCAGCTGTAACCTTGGACTAAACTTAAGGTCATGAGCCTTACAGAGTTCTGCAATCATTGCTGCTTTTTCTGTATGCTCTGCTCTACTACCACAACATGGCATTAGCCATACTCTATGCTTTGGAACTAGTACGTCTGGATGTTCAATGTACTTTTGATATACTTCGTCTAGATCTTTTGTATCATTAATTACAAATTTAAAACCGGAACCCGCACTTACGTGCCATCTCAGCACGACAGGTTTATATCGTTTTTCTTCAGGATCACCATTATTAGATAACTTAGGTGATGTGGTATATGTAACTTGATATACTGACCACTCGTCTAATGGTTGTATGGTTGCATTTGTTTCAAAGTCTATCTTGGGTATAAAGCCATTTCTTTTAGCGAATTCTCTAACTAATTCTAATAATGCTTTTTGCTGAATAAGAGGTTCACCACCAGTAATCTTCCATATTGCCCCGTTACGCAAATGCTTTATATATCCCTCCTTTTGAAGAAGGTCTAGTATTTCATTAATTGTAAAACGGTTTTTTACAGACCAACTAACAAAACTGTCACAACCATGTGGTGAATCAGCTGAAGCAAATCCTTTACACGTTAGGTTACACATTGAAACGCGCATGAATACTGAAGGTGTACCAGCATATTCACCCTCACCTTCTATAGTATAAAAAATCTTATCATCGCTTAAGAAAATAATAGGCTGTTCACTCATTATTAATATAATATATACTTTATTCAGTTATTCAAGAATAAATATATATAGATGTCGAAAAAAGACAGACAGCTTAAAAAAGCTGCCAAATTACAAGCGAAGGATGAAAACGGTATCCTTAAAAATGATATTTTTTTAAACTTTAAAATTGATCAAAAATTTCACTTAAACGATCATCATAAAGCTTTTGTTGAAAAAGCTATGGACAGTTCCTCGCAGATACTCTTCTGTGATGGTCCTGCCGGTTCATCTAAAACCTACCTAGCTGTATATGTTGCTCTGTCTATGCTTAGGGATAAGAAGATAGATGAAATTGTATATATAAGAAGTATAGTAGAATCTGCGACGAGAAAATTAGGAAGCTTACCTGGGGAAGTAGATGAAAAATTTAAGCCATGGAGTATACCTCTTATAGAAAAATGTGACGAGCTTGTCGGTAAGCATATTACAGAGATGTTGTTTAATAGTGACTATTTAAAAAGTATACCTGTTAATTTCTTAAGAGGAGCAACATTTACAAATAACGTCGTTATTGTAGATGAAGCACAAAACCTCGAACATAGTGAGCTAGTTACAATACTAACACGTTTCGGTAAAAATTGTAAATTGTTTATTATTGGAGATTCTCTACAATCTGATATTCAAAAATCAGGCTTCGAAAAAATAATGAAAGCTTTTGATACAGAGCAAAGCCATGAAAACGGTATCAATGCATTCCATTTTACAGAAGAGGATATTACAAGAAGTAAGTTGCTGAAATATATTGTTAAGGTTATTAGTACAATTAAAAAATAATTACAATCCCCAACTAGTACCACCTAGTGGGTTTGACCACCCAGATGTGACTGTGTTTCCTACAGCTGCAGGTGTTGGTCCAGGAGCATTGCCCGTTGTATTAGTATTACTTTCTACCTTTACATTTTCAATAGGCTTTTGATCAAACGGAAGCTCAAATTGCTCTGCATTTACTTTGGCTGTATGCTTACCACATGAACACGTATAACTCTCTACAGAGACTATTGCTGAATTTTTATCATGCTCCCACACTTCAACCTTACTGACCCAGCATCTATTATTTGTAATACCTCTTACATGCGAGTCTGCTACATCAAAACACCATTCTGCTGTTCTTTCAATACCTACCCCCTTAGGCATAATTCTTAAATCTACAGCCCCCAGCTGATGTAACTGTTGAAAGTTATTTAAAAGAGGATCATCCCCAGCAATACAGAGTGTATGGTCAAATTGTTTTTCTAAAACTTGCTTAAGTGCTTTTAGACCCCCAAAATCTACAACCCAATTTCTTTCATCCAATCTATCACATTCAAACCAGAATTTAGCTACTAGTCTATACCCGTGTATAAACTTACAATGGCTATCGGCCCTCCATTGTCTGAACGCGCAGCTACCTAATTCAATTATTTTTGTACTCTCAAATTGCATATGTTTATATTAATATGCAAATACGACTAATCAAGTTATTTCTTTTGATTTGCTTTGCAGTCTGCACAGCCATCGCAGTCGCAACCCTCTGTAGCATACTTACATTTATTCTCCTCTGTAACAACATTAAACGTATAATATTTACTAAGAAAATTAGCTACAGCGCTATCGAAGCTTTCGTTCATTTTTTTACCAATTGTCTTTTTTGATGATCCGGATTTTAATGGCATATATGTTATTTATAGCAAACCTCTGCTTTTTAGAATCTTTGTTAGATCTAGAACGGGCTTCCCGCTACGTCTACTTTCTGGCGTAGCCATAAGCTGTTGCATAGCTTTGTCAAAGTTCTCTAGGTTTTCGTCTTTTTTATGAA